TATATGACTGACATGAGTAAATACAGGAATGTTTCACTGTCCAAAGAAACATATAAAGTCTTAGAGAAGCTATCAAAACTAATACTTCCAGACGCAAAACTAAGTGTATCAAAAACAATAGAAGCAATAGCAAACGAGAAAGCAAAGAAATATAATGGCCAATTCAAAAAAAATTAAACGAGTTTATGTTTGTCCTACTTGTAGAGGTAATGGATATTTAAAATTTAACACCATACTGGGCCCTGAAGAATATATTGAACAGTGTCATGACTGTGATTCACAAGGAGAGATCTATGATTATGATGATTTTGAAATAGAGGGTTTAGGGATATCGATACACTAATGATTTCTGATGTAGACAAAGCTTACATTGCGGGATTGTTTGATGGTGAAGGATCCATACATTTTAAAAGAAAACCAGAGAAAAAAAGATCAGGAACCTATGATTGCATGCGCATTAGTATGGAAATATCTATGACTGATAGTAGTGTTTTGATTTGGGTACATGAAGTATTAGGAGTTGGAACGTTAAACAAGAAACCTAGAAAAGGTAAACGAGTTGACGGATCAAATTACTTGATGCAATATAGATGGCGTTGTACATTTAGAGATGCTTTTTATGTGTGTTGCTTGCTTTGGCCCTTTGCTCATACAAAGTTACATAAGATTCAACAAGTCATAGAACATTATACTAATGAAAAAGTAAACATGGATAATATTGTTGATCTAGCTGATTTTAAAAGGAGGAAAAATGTTGGACAAAATAGTTTATGATACCCTTCATTTCATTATGAAGTGGGCGGGACAAATAAATTCTTGGGCATGGCGTAAACATGTCAAGATAATAGAGGACAAGAGACAGAAAGAAAACGAAGAGTATGTGAAAGAATTAAAAAAGAAGTTATGAGTAAAAAAGAAAAATTTGATGGTAGATCAAGACCAAGCAACGATCTATACCGTAAACGTTTTGATGAGATATTTAAAAAAGAAAAGACTCTCCATGAAGAACTTATGGAAGGTTATGAAGAAGAGAAGAAAGAATTGACAAATGAAGAAGAGTAATAAATTCAACTATATAGAAGGAAAACAGATCACGAACCCTGATACAGGAAAAAGGGTTTATGAGATAAGTAATTATAGACTTCCGTCGGTGACTACGATATTAGGGGCCACCAAAAACACAGATTTTTTAAAGAAATGGAAGGCTAAAGTTGGAGAAGTTGAGGCGGAACGAATCAAAAACCATAGTAGTAATAGGGGGACATCTATGCACAAGTTCCTCGAATCTTATGTGGAAGGAGTTGGGTACGATGATCTTACAGGGATCGGACAGGAGGCGAAGCCCATGGCCCAAAAAATTATTGAAAAAGGTTTATCAAACGTTACGGAATATTACGGCTCGGAAGTCACATTGTTTTATCCTGGGTTGTACGCTGGGTCTACTGATCTCGTTTGTAATTACAAGGGCCTTGATACTATAATCGACTTTAAACAATCGAATAGACCGAAGAAAGAAGAATGGATCGAGGACTATTACCTTCAAATTGCAGCTTATTGCATGGCCCATGATTATGTATACAAGAGTAATATCCGTCAGGGAATGATTATGGTGTGTACACCAGACTTATTCTATCAAGAATTTGGGTTCACGGATCATGAACTACGGACATGGAAACATAAGTTCTTGAAGCGACTAGACATGTACCATGAACTAATGAACGATGAGAAGGAGAAAGTTTCACCAATGAAAGAGGAGGATTTTAAAAAATGAATCAAGAACCCGCGGCTAGAACAAGAGCCAAATTAGAGAAAACAAAAAAAGGACATAGAGCTAAGATTGAAATTCTAGAAGAAATTTTAAATTGGATTGAACTTGGCAAAAGTCATGAAGAAATGCATGAACATTGTGGTCTTAGTTTAGAGTATCATCGTATGCAAGTAGATATTCTAAAAGAACAAATAAGAGGTTTATTTAAGGAAGAGAAATATATAGAGGATAATTTATAATGAATTGTTGGCACTGTGGACATGAGTTGATATGGGGTGGAGATCACGACACTGAAGACAATGAGGATTATGATATAGTTAGTAATCTTTCGTGTCCTAACTGCCATTCATTAGTGGATGTATGGCATCCATCAGAAAAATTAATAGAAGAATACAAAGAATACGATAAAAAATCAAAATAGTTTAGAACCTTTCTAAAGTAATCATGACATGAATGTGGTATAAATATGTCTTAAATAAGGCATAGGTGTTGCATAAATATCACAAAAATATACATAAGAGATGTCACAGATAAATGAGAGACGTTTAAAAAAAACATGAAAAAAAAGTGTCAAAGTGTCAGAATGAGCTATTATCGTTGGTATACAACAATAATACGTGACAAAATTAGTGACAGAAACTGTTTTAGTGACATAAATTTATGTCATTTATAGGTCTTTTTAAGTAAAAGGTTAGTCCAAGTTGAGTACAGTGGTGCCGCTCGGGACAAATAAATGGAAAATTTGTTAGGTGATTTATCTGGTACATCTCTTATAGGGATGATATAGGGGGATATGCCTAGGAAAAGACGTAAAGCTATCAACACTATAACAACTCCTGATATACCTTTTCAAAAAGTCAGAGTGGAGTGGGTCGACTGTGTCAGTGACTCGGCTTGGGCTACCGACAAAGAGTTTGATAAAATGAAACTGGCTTATCCTGTTAATGAGGGTTGGTTATACTCAAAAGATGATAAATCTATTAAGATGTTTGCCTCTTATGATAAAGATGAGGATGGTATTACTTTTGGGGATCGAACGATGATTCCTCGTCAGTGGGTGAAGAAGATTCAGAAGATATAACTTCACCATCTATTTGTTTTGCATTTAGAATTGGTGCATAGTCTTCTAATATTTGTTTCATTTTGTTCTCTAGTTCTTGTTCAGATAGGTCTTCTAACTTGCCTGTCTTAATAATTTTTCTATCTATATATAATCCTGCCGCTTTACCTCTAGCTATTTCCATATTTCCTGCAGTTGAAAAGGATCCTTTTTTAAGGGCCTTCTCTTTGATACGATCTAGCTCTGCCAGATGTCCATCAAATGTTACCATAAATTTCTGTATCTTCTCTTCTCTTAGTTTACCAATATACTCTACAACTAATGGGTGAAATTTAGGGTGTGTTAATTCATATCCTTCTTGACTGGCTCTATTGGGACTAAAACCCGCTAATTTTGCCGCCTCAGTTTTTGTAACTGGTTTGCCGTCCTTGTCACCAAAGACTAGTATCTCAGCAAACTTTCTTTGTAATTCTGTCAATCTTTTTGGTACACCCATGTTTGACAATTTAAGTCAATTATCCTATAAAGTCAATAATGAAAGAAAAAAATACTGATGAACTTAAAATAGATATTCCTGAGGATAGAGGCACTCTGGATTTAACTAGACAAATTGATGAACTTAGACAAACTATTAAAGGCTATGAATTTCTTCTTGATGTTTTAAAAAAAGAAATATTTGAAGCTAAGAAAATTTCATCTGAGAATGAAAAAAATAAAAATCTCTTGCAAGGATATAAAAAAGTGATAGAGGATTTGTCAGCTAAGTTAAGACAAAAAGATTCATGAGAGTACAAGACTTACAGTTGTTTCTAAGCAACTTTACGAAAGGATCGGATGCAGTTAAGAATGCAGTCATCTACGTAGAGATTAAAGGAAAACTACACGCTATCAGAAGAATGGAAGTACATGAAAATTCTACTCCAATTATTGGTCAGCCAGGTCATAGTGCACACAGATTAGTTTTAAAAACTGAAAAACCTTCGAGTCTTATCTTACCAGATAAACTTCAGAAGGATTATTAATGCACTTGTGGGCCCAGAAACTAAACTATATAAAAAACTTAAAACTGCCTCAAAGGATATCATTTGGACTAGGTTGGAAAACCTTAGCCTACTTGGTACTCCCGATCTATTGGGCTATAATAATCATTGGCACTTTTTCACTGTAGAATTAAAAGTAGCAAGTGGTAACAAGGCTCGCCTGTCCCCTCATCAAGTATCGTTTCACGCTCGCCATCCTAAGAATTCTTTTGTGCTTGTGGAGTGGAAGAAGAAGTGTTTATTGTTCGAGGGCCATCAATCGCTTGCGCTTGTTGATTCTTCGTTGTCTTCGCTTGACCCTGTAGCTTCCTCGCTTGAGGATTCAGTATCTTTTTTATCATCGCTTGGTGCTTGAGACTTTTGTTTTTTATAATAGTTTGGATGTTTAAATACGTGGGTCACTTAATTTCAAATTCAAATGGTTTAACTTCATCCCCATTATCATATCTTTCAGCAAACTTCGAGCATAATTCTAGGTCACTTATTGAATCATCCTTAATAACTTCTTCATAATCATTTTCTGGATCGGTCACTGAAATAAAAAAACTTTCATGAAACATTTT